AGTCGCACAAATATCAGATTCTAAATCATAACCTATTTCTGTTTGATAATCACATTGTTTATCGCTACAATTAAATTGAGTTTTACAATTTTTAGATTCATAGCAAGGAATAATCGGCAAGTCTGTGGAAGACATTAATCTATTAGTATTAAATATTTTATTTGTGTTAAAATTCTTTTCTGTATTATTATTAATATGGACAGTACACCCCGTACAATCGCAGAAGATTTTCAAATTAGCAGGCCTAGAAGGGGTTCAATTTCCCAAATGAACATTTTGGAGCCTTTATTTGTCAGATTAAGGTCTGAAATAGAGTGGGACCCTTCATCTTATCCTTCTGATTTAACAAAGGTTGATTTTGAAATATTATTATATTTAACTGATAATTGGTTTGATAAACTGTATGTACAGGGATTTTTTTTCCACGATTATAATGACGTATTGGCAAGAATAGAAGACCTAAAAAAATATTTAAAAGAACAAAAAGAAAAGACAGAATAATTAATTAAAGTAATTAATTCGTAAGAAATTAAAATTCATTCAGAATTTAATTATTTTCTGTAAGAAATTTCGTAAGAAATTAAATATGCATTATTTATTGTTAAGTTCTGAAATTTTAAAGAGTGTTTTAGAAACTATCATTCTTAAAAGGCCCAATGAATTTGTATTCCATTTACTTTGTGATTTTCAAATTGATATTATAAATTGTACCCAAACTTTAACATTTCAGGCTAACTATGCAAATAATTTTTACACTAGTTTTAAAATATCTACAGATAAATTATTATTTTTCGATCCATTAGAATTCCGTCCAATAGTTTTAAATTATACTCAATGTATTAAACTATTACAACTATGTACTATGTTTAAAAACACTATTGCAATTGGATATAACGAATCGGAAGAACTAATTGAAATAGTAGTTTCACAATCTAATGTTAAATTAGTTTTTAAAATAGATAATGAAATAGATCATAATCCAATTATTCCTCCTGAACATAATTTAGAAATACCATATATTAATTTAAAAAGAGAATTACTATATAATGTAATAAAGTTAGTTCAAAGTTCTGAATTTTATACACCTATTAGAGTAGATTCTAAAAAAAGAATAATTATATTTGGTGATGAATTTCAAAGTATAGTAAAGATATTAGATAGTGAAACGAATTTGAAAAATTCAGAAATAGAAATAAATCCAGATAGTATTTCATTATTTCTAGAAAACGTAAAAGTTGAAAACGTAAATATAAAAATAAATGAATCAATAGCATTTATTATAAATTTTTCAACTGAACTTGGTGAAGTTTATTATTATAGGGGACACGAAATATGAACTTATTTTCACTAGAAATAGAAAATCTAATATTTAGTTTTTTAAATTCTTGTGAAGGGTGTGAAAGATTAGGGATATTTGAATATTGCGATTCTTGTTGTGAAGTTTACTGTAAATATTGTAATACTATAAATAAATGTAATAATTGTAACACTTTTTTTTGTGAAGATTGTGAAACGTTTACAAAGTATTTGGAAAAATACTATTGTATAGATTGTAGTGAAGAAATATTGTTTATTTGTGAAAATTGTGATAATATAACATTATTGGATAATAAACTAAGTTGTGATGATTGTGATTTCAAAGTATGTACAGATTGTATTTATGTTTTGAAAGATTGTTATAGTTGTAATGTAATGTATTGCGACTCTTGTGAATGTTCTTGTAATTAATACCACAAACATTTTTTTTATTGGTGAGTCCAAATCTTAAAAAAATAATACTTAAATTAGGTAAGTTATTAAAATTTTGTATTAACGTTGTTAAAATGGGGCGCAAGACTAGAAAAAAGGAGAAGGAGTATGAGAGTGATAATGAGAGTGTAAGTGAAGAAGAGTTTGAATATCAAATACCTTGGAGTGTATTAATTGATGACGCTAATGAAAAACTATATGATTTAATAGAAGAGTATGTTTTAAACAATAGTAGATTTAAGTGGTTGGGTATTTCTGATTTAATTAATATGGCAGAGCATATAGTTTATAACTATCCAGAATACGAAAACTTTAGTGTTTATAAAGCATCAATAGATGATGAAATGTATTCATTAATAACAAATATAATAGATATTTTGGAACTAGAGACTAGACCAATATTAGAACCTTATGAGATAGAATTCGTCTTGACTAATAAAATTTCATGTGAAACTAGAACTGTTTATTCAAATCATACTAAAATAGAACAAATACGAAATGATAATGAATTAATAATCTCTGAGGAATTAATAGATTCAGACATAGGTGTTGCAGAACCAATTTTGAATAAGGAAAGGGCTATCTTGTATTTTAATAATTGTATAAAAAAAATAATATCTAAATATTATATTTAAATATTACATTTAAATTTAAATTAACATGCATCTTCAATAATAACAATAGTTGGTAATTTATTTTTATACTTGCTAATGAAATTATTTTCATATTCGTCGTCGTCTTCAATTAATTCCAAATTAAGTATAGTTAGTGAACTTAGGTGTGAAAAATCATTATTAAATTCATCTATAATAAAAAATCCAATAGTTAAGTCTTTAATATTATTGATAAAATCCTGATTTAGTTCTTTATTATTAGAAACTTCTAACTTAGTTAAGGTCGGTATGCTTTTATTAAAGTGTTTTATAAAAGAAACACCTTCATATGAAAATCTGTCTATAAAAATAAAATTTTCCAGATTGGACATATTATTAATTATTTTGGATAATTGTTTATCTTCATAATTATCATCATTCTCGTAATCAACCTTAATTAGAATTTTATGATCGCTTTGCGAATTCTCAAAAAGATCGTCGACCACAGGTCTCGAATTCGCAAAGCGATCATTGTTCAAAATAATTTGATAACCATCATAAAATAAATATAAGTCAAGAAATTTTACACTATCTTTAATACTTTCCATAAATTCAAACCTTCCCTTATTCCATTCTTCGACGGCACCTCCAAGGACAGTATAAACCCCAGCTCTAATTTCAAATGTATCGTTCATGATGAATTTATTTTTTTTAAGAGTGATCCGCGAAAGCGGTACCCTTTTTGGGATCCGCGAAAGCGGTACCCTTTTTGGGATCCGCGAAAGCGGTACCCTTTTTGGGATCCGCGAAAGCGGTATAATCATATAATAATTCTAACCTTTAGGTTATTTACTTTTTGTATTTAAATTTGAATTAATACTTTAACTTAACTTAAAGTTAAGTAAGGTTAAAGAATTAATTATGGAAGGCTCTGTTCCAGGAAGCCCCAAAGGGGTAAGTAAAAACATAACTCTTAGCTTTGACGTAGGTTCTAAGAATTTGGCTTATTGTTTAATAGACAATGAGTCTGTAAAAATACTAGATTGGAATGTAATGGATATAGGTGCTGCTACCTATGATAAACAATGTTCAAAACTTATAGAAGCATTGGATAACATTGATTATTCGTGTGGTTATAGCGGTGACGTTAAACAAAACATAATAGTTCTAATAGAGAAACAACCAAGTTTAAACCCAAAGATGAGAGTAATTTCAGGTCAAATACAGATGTATTATGCTTTGGAAAAACAGAGTTGTTTACAAAATGATGATTTAACTTTTATTTCTAAGATTGTATATTATAGTCCTAAATTTAAATTAATGGCATACACTCCTATGGAAAATGATATACCTATAATTGTAAAAAAGTACTCAACAGCATACAGTTATAGAAAAAATTTATCCATACAACATTGTAACATTACAATTAATAGAAAAAAAGATAATGTTCTAATTCAAGATCAAAAATGGCTAGATTTTTTCAACAGTTTAGGATCAAAGAAGGACGATGCAGCCGACAGTTTTAATCAATCTTTAGCGTACATTAAGGGGTTGTAAAAAATTATTTACGTATCCAGTTATCGAAGAACATTTCACCAAATTTTTTTATTTCTTTAATATTATCTACAAAAGTATTTTTAAATACCTTTCTTAAAGGGTAATTAATAATATTTTCATTTTCTTCATCTAGTGAAGCTAAAATTGTATCAAGACTAATCCACTGTATATCTGTTTTTTCAATATATTTTTTATCAAAATTTTTCGCAAACTGAATAAATGTTAGTGTCGATATGAAATTATCTCTATATGTTTCTTTAAAGGGTATTTTTAAAAAATACATAAAGTATGGTGAACCATTTAAAGTTTTCCCTCTAATTTTGGAAAAGTTTTTTCTATGTTGCAATCTATATAGTGTAGTGGGTATATCCATAATACTTCCTACGGACTCTTCATAAAATTCTCTAGCTGCAGTTATTTCCCACCTACCTCTATCTTGTCCTTCGGACCTTCCTCCAAAATCAGACCATTTTCCCTCATGATCTTTTCCAAGTAAAAGGTATATAGTGTTATTTTTAACATAGAAAGGTAGAATACCTGCGCTATAAATTTGTTTAACTATTTTTTTATTATCTATGTCTAGTCTTCTTCTATTTTGTGCAAAAGAATAGAAATTCAGTCTGGGTTTTTCGTGAATATTTTGGTAAGATTCTTCACATAAAGTTTCTAAAGATTTTGGTTTTTTAGTTATAATTTCATTTTCGTTATCGTTATCGGAAATAGTTTCACTATCCATCTAATATTATACAACAAATAATTAAATTAATGGGGACGCAACAGTATAAAGTCTTATAATATTATATTATTATTATAATATTAATTAATCCTATATTGTTATAACTATTACGACTTTTACAAATATTTTACAAATCTTTTACAAATCTTTTACAAATCTTTTACAAAATAATTAAATAATGTTGACACCTATGGACTTTTGCAAAGTTCCGGAACGAAATTCGAAACGAAATTCGAAACGAAATTCGAAACGAATTTTAAACCCAAATATTAAAGTGCGTTCTTCTCTTTGTAAAAATACCTTAAATGTTAACAAGACAATGACAGAAGTAGATGTCATATCAGGGTTTTCAATGGACGAATCAAC